CCAGTAAAGTCAGGTTGACTACCTATCTCTACTAAGACTTTCCAGTCTTTTCTGTGTTCATCAGGGAAGTGACACAAATCAAATTTTCTCATTGCATCTTCGCCACTTTCGGCCTGGACGTATAGAACTACGCCAGTTATTTTATTATAAAACGCATAAGGATAAGACGGTTCTATCGTCTCCGTACGTGTTTCTGCATGTCCATTAAGACATTTTGTTTTTTTCTTTTTTGCTTTCATGCATCCTATATAGGATTAAAAAGGATATTTGTCAACCCCTTCCTTGACGATTATATTTCTTTTTTTTACGATTTTTATTGGGCCTTTTTGTGTGTCTTCTAGGCCGTTTTTTGGGCTTTTCTCGTTTTACGTGATGTTTAAATTTTATTCTGGCCATGACTCACAGGTACATATTTAACCGAGCCATTGATATGTTTCTTAACTACCTCTCTACAGTTAATACATGTATATAGTCCTTTTCTATTAAAACTAATCATTGATACATAAAACTCACATTGTGGACACATCCCATAATCCATAGTCATGGGTTTGTCAGTATACATCCGACCAATCTGCCTTATAATAGTTGACAACTTCGGTTGCCTTTTTCTTCTTGTTGTATTTCTTTTTGCTTTTGATTTTCCTTTGGCGAAAAATTTTGAACTGCAATAGTTTCGCCATAATATTCCTAGCCATTTCATCACTCTAATATTAAAGAAAGAATTTTTTTCTCCCCCATGTAAACTTCAGTGACAGCTTTAGATTTAATACATTTATACTGCACTCTACTTTCAGCTTTTAACTGTCTCTCCGCGATACGCTTCCCTTTCAAACATTTTGAGAGGGTGTCCATATGTAAGTGTTCCTTAATTTCATGGTCCACTATCATTAATAATGCAAATACAATTTCCGTCAAATTAACCTCCGTGTCCGTTTCCGTTAGCAAAAGTTCTTTGCTTGTCTTTTAATTTTTCAATATCAGATAATATCTTTTCTACGTCCTTTTGTAAACGTTCAATATTGACCGTATTTGACATCATATCCTGCATTGCTGTCTCTATTTTTTCTACTTGTCCACTCATATGCTCAATTAACATAAATTGCTCGCTGTCTGCAGGAAGCGAACCAAGTTGACCCCGCGGCCATTTGATTCTAAATTCTGTATTTTCAATTAAATCTTTAGACATTAATTCTACTTGCGTGGAAAGTCGGTTTTGGGTCTCAATGATACCGAAATAAGCCCAGGTGCCAATCGCGACGAGGGCGATCAAACTGGCAACCGTTTTCATCGGCATTTGTACTTTAGCTTCGTCTGAAATCTTGAGTGCCATTAGTTATAACTATACCCTGTGTTTGATTGTTCTAATTTTTTAAATAAGTCTTCGTGTTGTTTCATTATCTCTTCATCTGAATCCATCATCCGGTCCATTTGGTCTTGTAATTTTTCTACTTTTCTTTCAAGTTTATCTATTTGATTATTATGTACTGCTTGAAATGTTGATAGTTCAAAAGTTCTAGATAAGGACCAACCCCCTAATGCAATTAGGAGTCCAACCAACATTGTTAAGATTTTTTCCATCATGACTGCGGACACCCACAACCAAGACACTCACAATCAGGTCTTAAACAATCAAGACCTCTTTTTTGGCGTAAGCAATGGCATTCGTGATTACAGTATTTGCAACCTTTAGGTTTTTGCCAACTGAAAAGCCACGTTGTAAATTTATTCCAGAGTTCTTTTATCATTTTTTCTTCTTAAGGATTCCATCCATTTCAAAATAACATCTTAAAAGATGTACTTTAAATTTGATCCAGAGTTTTTTTAATCTCCTCATAGACCCTCCCTGTTTTAAAGGTTTAATTTAAAATATTGCAGATAAGATAATAACTACAATAGCGCCAGCAATAAAGCCAACGATATATTCCCTGTGGTATAATGATGATACGCTAATTGAATTTTTCCAATGAGCAATCATTTCTTTTATTTTATTCATTTTATATTTCCCCAGTTAGTGCCGCATTCATAATCTATTTTATTAGGAACTTCAAGTGTTACGGCATCCTCCATTATTTGTTTTATTTTGTCTGCCATTGTATCAGATTCTACTGATATATCCAACTCATCATGTACTTGAATATGTGGTATAATTCCTTCATTATATAGCTCTAACATAGCTTTTTTAGTCATATCTGCAGCTGATCCTTGTATTAATCTATTTAAAGCTTTGTATGTATAAGCTCGTTTAATCCCCGGTCCGTGTTCCCTGAGTGCATCTTCATGACTCAAAGCTTTATGTATCCCAAATTGTGCTGGTTCCCATAAAGGAAAACGACACGCTCTTCCTAGCAATGTACGGATTCGTCCAGCATCCTGGGCTCTATACATTACATTATCCATTAATTGTTTAACGAACGGTACACGTTGATGATATTTTTTAAATAGTTCATCAGCTTTATCTTTTGATACACCTAGTTCTGCTTGTAATTTATTTTTACCCATTCCATAGAAGAGTCCAAGGTTAATTGTTTTTGCTTGTGATCTAGGTATCTCAGCCATATCAGCTACGATACTATGGAAATCTGCATCACCTTCTTTGTATGCATCCACTACTTCATTGACTCCATATAATCCCTGGAGCGCTGCATAGTGTACTACTAGTCTTGGTTCTTGTTGTGAGTAATCAAAGACTCCCCACTTACAACCTTCTTCAGGTATAAATAATGATCTAATAGCAGGTCCAAGTTCCTTGTTTCGTGCTGGAATCTGCTGTAAGTTTGGGTTCGAGTAGCTAAATCTACCAGTTACTGTACCTCCATTATCGGATCTAAGCTGATTTATTTCAGAGTATATCCTTCCATTATGTGAATGTTTTAGTATAGTATCTATAAAAGTGGTATGGGCTTTATTAATTTCACGAGCCCGGGCAATCAGTTTCACAAGTGGGTGGGCGTGATTCTGAAGAAAATTTTTAGTAAATGATGGAGAATGTGTTTTTTCGGTGCGGTCAAATGGTAGGCGAAGTTTGTCAAAAACTTGAGCAATACTGCGTGCGGCCCATATTTGGACATCTACTGATGTTTCTTTTTTTACTTTTAATAAGCATTCTTTTTCTTCTTCAAGTAATTTTTCTTTTAATTGGTGAGCTCCTGGAATATCTACTCGTACTCCTAAAAAACGCATATCAACGAGGCAAGGAAATAAGTCAGTCTCTAAAGAAAAAATAGATTTTAAATCTTGATTAATTATTTCTTGTTTTAAATACTTCCACAACTCTAAAGTTATCTCAGCATCTTTCTCTGCATATGCTCCAACATACATAGCTGGTAGCTTATACATCTCTGCTTTAGGATCTACTCCCCAATCTTTTGCAGCTTCATATAATGCAGCTTCATCTTTACCTGTTCCAATGTATTCTCTTGAACAAGAATTTAAATCATATCTTCTTCTGTTTTCATCTACGATGGCTGTTGCTATCATTGTATCAACAATAGGACCTTTGACTTCAAGTCCTTCAGCTCTTAACCAACACACATCATACATTGCATTATGAAATATCTTGGTAGCATCGCTCTTTAGAATGGTTCTAAAGTAGTTAAAAACTTTTGTTTTATCCATATTTCCACCACCTTCATGGGCAACTGGATAGTAAGCAGACCAACCTTCAACAGCCACAGCTATTCCTGTAATACAACCACGCCTGGCTACAGAACCTGAACCCATCTTAACTAGGTCAGGATCTTTTGTTTCTAAGTCAATTGCTATCTCTTTGTATTTAGATAGGTCTGGAAAATCTTCCGGTGGTAGCCATTCTGTTTGTGGTTTAAAAAGTGGTTGTTGTATCATTTAATTATTCCCCATGTGTTAGTTGTTGGTTTAATTTCTTCTTTTTTTTCTTCAGGATAATCTCTATCAATAGCCATATCAATGTAATGCTTAGCTTTTAATAAATCTTGTTTCTGATTTTTTTGTTTATGCCGGCATAAATATTTAATTGCATTACCTTCAGCAAAAGGAATGTTATTTCTGTTAATAAATTCTGATGGCTGAATAACCATACATTGGTAATGACTCCCACCTACCTGTTTTTTATATATGTCACTCACTGTGTAACTTCCATGATTTCAATTCCTAATTGTTTCTGAGTTTCAGTTAAAACTCTATTGATTTTCTTAGC